CGATTGACTTACTGATAAAGGCGTTGCGCACTAAAGGGTTGTGCAAAATGACGGGCCGACCGGGCATTGAATGGCGGTATGAGCTGACCGAGCTTTGCAAAGCTAACGGCTTTTGTAGCGTACTTCCCGACAAGGCCGTCACGGTCTCAGACAAGACGATAGCATTGGTCCCAGAGGGTACGGCGCTGGTCAAAAGGCCGTCTATCTATCGCCCATACACGCCGGATTCGTGGGAATCGGTGCGCCCTGGTGCCGATGACCATAAGCAGTACAAATCCTTGGTAGTTTTGAGGTGAGATCAAGCATCGCCCACTCAGCAGCGCTTGAGCGTATGTTACGCGGCGCCCCCTTTTCGAGCAGCGATATTGTGGCTGCCACGGGCTGGAGTTCGGTCACGGCGGCGCGTCTGCTTCGATCTCTACACAAGCGCCAGCTGATGCACATCCAAGGGTGGCTACCCGACGGCATGGGGCGAGACACCACTGCGGTGTACGCCATGGGGGCCAGACGAGACAAACCCAAGAGGGCCATAACGACCAAGGAGCGCAGTCACGCATACCGAGTACGAAAACAAAACCTTCGCCAACAGGAAAACATCAAAGGACTATTCAAATGACCGATGGCAAAACCGAATGGGCCTTAAAGCCCCACGAGCGGGGTATTCAGTACGGGGGTGGTGTTGAGGACCCGATGTACCGGTACAAAGGTGAGTACATGGTGGGCTTGGCAGTGCTGTTTGACGCACCGTGCTGTGTCCATGGCGACTCTATAGGGTTTCAAAAAGACCACACTTGGCAACCCGATGGGGTTAAAAAGAGAGTCTGCAAAGTTTGCAAACAACGCGCAGTTGAGATTTAACACTGAAAGGACTATTCAAATGCACTTACCTAAATACTCACGCGAGCAGCTGATGAACAGTATCGATACGCACCCACCACAACCCGGTGCCCAAGACCCGATGGCCACTCAAGTAGGGGGGGACCACTACAAGAACAAGACGATCCAGCCGGTGGAATTCAGTCACGCCAACAACCTGGGTTACCTAGAGGGCTGCATCATCAAGCGCATCACCCGCTGGCGCGAAAAGGACGGCATCAAAGATCTGGAGAAGATCAAGCACGAGGTGGACCTGCTGATCGCCATGGAGAAGAAGTATGGCCGCGACACATGAGGCGCAAGTTAAAAAGCGGGTGCGCGCTCTACTCACACAGTACGAGGTGTACTGGCGCCAGCCCACGACGGGGGGCTATGGCCGCTCTGGGCAGCTCGATTTCTACTGCTGCCACCTGGGCCGCTACATCGGCATAGAGACCAAGTCCGTGCACACCAAGCACGGCGTGACTGCACTGCAGCAAAGAGAGATCGACGAGATCCTTGACGCTGGCGGCATTGCGCTCGTGATCAATGAGACCAACTATCAGGAACTTGAGGACGCACTCCATGCAAAACCTACTTAAAAACATGACCCCCGAAGAACTCGCATTCTTTGCCTACATGGGGGCCGCTCCCCAGGCCGAGGTTGCAGCTTTTCGTGTTGGCCTTAATATGCTGATGTCCTGCTTCGGAGAAGAACCCCAGGGCGCCATGCTGTCGGTGCACATGCACGAAGACGTAAGGGAGTTGTCGGTGCACTCTTTTAACGTGCCGTCCGAGGATGTTCGTTTTCTGCTCACCGCAGTGCTGGACAATGTTATCAGCACAGAGACCAACAGCACCGGTGTGGAGCACTGATGAAAAAGCACGGAGAAGTTCAACAGGTTGAGGGCCGCCGGGTGTCGTCACCCGAGTACCGCGCGTGGCAGTCCATGAAGAATCGTTGCTACAACACGCGTTCCGCCGACTACCCTTACTACGGCGCGCGCGGCATAACGGTGTGTAAGAAATGGCAAACTTCTTTTCCTGCTTTTCTTGAAGATGTTGGGCGCAGGCCTTCGGTTCTACACACGCTGGATCGAATAAAAACAGGCCGAGGGTATTCGCCGAGCAACTGCCGCTGGGCTACGCGCGAAGTTCAATCACGCAACAGACCCTATGCCAAAACAAAGATTTGGGTGCTTGCAGAGGCGCTGGGTGTCAATACGGTGAGTGCCCGAAATTCTTTGGCTCGTGTACGAGCAAAAGACCGAGGCTGTGTTTGGGCCAGTATCTCTCCGGAAAGAGAAGCCGTTGTGCGCGCACACATGCAGAAAGCAAAAATATGAGTGTTCCTTTCAATAAAATACTTGTTTTTGACATGGAGACTCGGTACTCCACAAAACCTCAGCATTGGTGCCCTGACGGGTACACGCTGCGCAAGCAAACGACCGAGGAGTACGTGCGCTCACCGATGTTCAAGGACTTCGGTGCGTCCCTCAAAGAGTTCGGTGTCAATGCGGGGGTCGCGCAGTGGTACAACCCCGAGGAGCTGCGCCGAGTCTTCTCCTACTACGACTGGGGCCGCACGGCTGTCGTGTGTCAGAACGCAGCGTTCGACGTGGCCATTCTCAGCTGGCACTACGGCATCGAGCCGGCGTTCATCTTCGACACGCTGTCCATGGCCCGCGCGCTGCGGGGCACCAAGGGTCGCAACGGACTCAAGGTGCTCGCTCAAGAATTCAGACTGCCCGACAAGGGCGAGGCGTTGATGCTGACCGACGGCCTAGAAGAGCTACCCCAGCGCATCGAGCGCGAGCTGGCGGTGTATTGCAACCACGACGTTTATCTCTGCGAAGAGGTGTTCAAGCGCTTCTTGTTGATGCACCCAGTCCACGCAGACGGTGTCGAGTGGGACGCGGCCTATGACAAGGCCAACTGGCTGTACCCAGAAAAGGAGCTGCGCCTGATCGACATGACGGTGCGTATGTTCACACGTCCACTGCTGGTGCTCGATGGTGAGATGCTGGGGCATGCCTTGGTTGATGAGCGCGAGACGCGTGAGGGTCTGCTGAAGCGCCTGAACATCAGTGATAGCGACTTGGCCAGCAACGACAAGTTTGCCGAGATCCTGCGCAGCCTGGGGGTCGAGCCACCGCTGAAGAAGAAGCGCCCGACGGTCAAGACACCGAACCCAGTTGGCATGAACTTTGCCTTCGCCAAGACCGACGCGGGGTTTCAGTCCTTGCTGGCGCACATGGACGACAACGTGGTGCTGCTCAGCGAGGCTCGTCTCAAGGTCAAGTCCACCACCGAGCGTACCAGGGCGCAGCGCTTCTTGGACATCTCGCACAGAGGTACGTTGCCTGTGCCACTGCACTACTACGGAGCCCTCACGGGGCGGTGGACGGCAGCGGCCGGCGCAGCCATCAACATGCAGAACCTGAAGCGTGGCAGCTTTCTACGTAAGGCTATCATGGCCCCCGAGGGCTCCACCGTGGTGGTGGTCGACTTGTCTCAGATCGAGCCGCGCGTGCTGGCTTGGCTTGCGGACTATGACGACCTGCTGGAGATATTTCGATCGGGTCAGGACGCATACGCCATGTTCGGCGCGCAGATGTTCAACATCCCAGGCATGACCAAGCACAGCCACCCGGAACTTCGCCAAAGTGCAAAGTCGGCTTTGCTCGGTGCAGGCTATGGGCTGGGGTGGGCCAGCTTCGCCGCTCAACTGCTTGTGGGTTTTCTGGGGGCGCCCCCGGTTCTGTACCGCAAAGAGTTCGCCAAGACGCTGGGGGTTGACGCCAACTACATCGAACGCTTTCTGGACTGGGACGACAACGTGGTGGCCCTGCAAGAGATACAGCGCAACTGCACAACTCAAGAACTGCTGATCCACTGTGTGACGGCCAAGAAGATCATCGACATCTACCGCGCCACGGCCGCACCGGTCAAGGGGTTCTGGGACATGTGCACCAGCCTGATCCAAAGCGCGCTGGCCGACGGCCAGGAATACAACCACAAAGGGGCGCTGCTGTTCCGAAAAGAAGAGATCGTGCTGCCCAGCGGTATGAGCATCAAGTATCCTAACTTGCGTCAAGTGGCTGACGACGTGCCTGATTCACAAGGCCGCAAGCGCATGCAGTGGGTCTACGGCGATGAGCGCACGAAGCTATACGCGGGTAAGGTGACCAACAACTGTTTGGCCGAAGGAACCGAAGTGCTTACAGAGCGCGGGTGGGTTTCTATAGCGCAAGTGCGTAAAGAAGATGCCGTTCATGATGGGGTTGGCTTTGTACAGCATGATGGTATAGTAGCGAACGGTGTACAAGGGTGTATGACTGTCGACGGCGTTATGCTTACGCCTGAGCACCTAGTGCTCACGCAAGAAGGATGGTTGTGTGCATCACAAGTTCAAGAACCTTACCGGCCAGACATTCGGCATGTTGACTGCGATGCACCCAGAGTGCTCGACGGGCCGGACTTGGAAGTGGCGATACCGATGCCAATGCGGCGTGCAGTGCGTGAAGATCGGGGGCGAAGTGACTCGAGCGCTTCGACGGGGGAACACTCCGAACTGCGGCTGCATGAAGGCGTTGCAAGTGCACGGGAACAGCACGCACGGCATGACACAGCACAAGGGGTACATCGTGTGGCGGAACATGAAAAACCGCTGTTACAAAAAGTGGGAACCGGCGTACAAAAACTACGGGGGGCGAGGTATTCAAGTCTGCTTGGAGTGGCACAAGTTCGATTCCTTCTGGAAGGACATGGGGCCTACTTACCTTCCGTGGTTGTCGTTGGAACGGATCGACAACGAGAAGGGGTACGGCCCCGAGAACTGCATGTGGGCGACAAGGGTCGAGCAGTCGATGAACCGCAGATCGACGATTCGCGCTGTGAACGTAGCTCAGCTGAGTCGAGAAACAGGAATATCCCGCAGCACGCTGTATATGCGTTTGAAAGCGGGGTGGCCTGTGGAGCAGCTGACGCGGCAGCCTTCGTTCAAAAACAGGTGTTTGACATCCTGAACTGTGGCCCACGCAATAGGTTTGTAGTTCGGGGGTTGGCAGGCCCCTTCATTGTGCACAACTGTACCCAAGGGCTGGCCAGGATCGTGATGACGGATGGCCTGCTGCGGGTGGCGGAGCGCATCCCGCTTGTGTTTTCAGTGCATGACGAGGGTGTTGGGGTGGTGCCCGAGGCGCAGGGTGCGCAAGCACTGGCCTGGATGATCCGGCGCATGACCGAGGAACCAAAGTACATGCCGGGGGTGCCCCTGGCGGCTGACGGTGGCTTTCACCGTAGGTATGGCCTAGCAAAAGGATGACGAGCGCAATGGAACTACCTAATAAATTCAAGCTCGGCAAGACCGAGTATCGAGTCGAGACGTACGACAGTCGAGGTACCGACAAGGGGTCCGTTAGGCCCGGGGCCGCACTTATGAAAGTCTCGGTGACGCACACCGGCACCCCACGCACAGACGCCGCCATTGCAGAGACTTTCCTGCATGAGCTGACACACGCAATCCTGCACGACATGGGCGACCCGAGGTGGGCGCATGAGACGTTCGTCAAGGGCTTCAGCAAGCGTCTGACCCAGGCTATCCAGACAGCGGAGTTCAAGTGAGCAAGCCCTACGTACACAGCTACTCTGGGCTCAAAGAGTTCGAGAACTGCCCACGCAAGTTCCAGGCCACCAAGATACTGAAGCTATATCCGTACGAGGAGTCAGAGCCCGCAAGGTACGGCAACGAGGTGCACAAGGCGCTGGAGGACCACATCAACGACCGCACACCCATCCCTGAGAAGCACGCGCGGTTCACGCCCGTGGTGCAGGCGGTACTCAGCAAAACGGGGCGACATGTCGCCGAGATGGAGTTCGGTGTGACACGCTCCCTGCAACCCTGCGGGTTCTTCGCCAAAGATGTGTGGCTGCGCGGCAAGGCTGACGTGGTGACGCTTGATGATGAGGACCTAAAGGCGTGGGTCTGGGACTGGAAGACGGGTAAGAACAAATACCCCGACCTTGATCAGATGACGTTCATGTCGCTCTTTGTGTTCGCGCATTACAGCCATATTCGCCAAGTCAACTCCGGCCTGCTGTTCCTGCTCTACAACGACTTGCGTAAGAAGCGCATGGTCCGCGATGACGTAGAAAGCGCATGGTGGAAGGTTCGCGAGCGCCTGGGTCGTATTGAGGCTGCGATCGCCTCCGAGCAGTTCCCTCCAAAGCCCGGCCCACTGTGTGGCTGGTGCCCCCACAAAGCCTGTGAACAACACCCCAGACACTGAAAGGACACCCCATGGTACAGAAGAACGGTAAGCGCGACTTCAAGAAAGCCTACGAGTTGCAGAAGGCAAGTGGTGAGACCGCAGACCAGATCGAGCGCCAGAAAGCCCGACGCAAGTATGACAAGGCCGGCGTGGACCGTACCGGCAAGCACATCGACCACAAAGTCAAGCTCAAGGCCGGCGGCAAGAGCACCAAGGGCAACCTACGCCTGCGCGCACCCAAGGCAAACATGAGCGACAACGGGCACTGACATGCAAATAATCAACGACCGGGCCGTGCTGCTTCGCACGCGGTTCCCGGAGAAGCTCGCGATAATTCCAAAGCACAAGGTTGTTCAGACCTTCGAGGGTGGGGGTGCAGAGGTGCTGGTGTACCTAGGGCTCGATGAGGTGCGGGTGCTGCGCAACCTGGGGTTCGTCAAGGTCCCCTCTCCGATTGTCCACCGCTATGACTGGCCTGGGCGCTACAAGCCCGCGCAGCATCAGATAGATACGGCGGCGTTTGCCACACTGCACAACCGGTGCTTCGTCTTCAACGATGCGGGCACCATGAAGACGATCAGCGTGCTGTGGGCGGCGGACTACCTGATGAAACAAAAGCGCGTGCGCCGGGTGCTGGTCCTGTGCCCCATGTCAATCATGTACACCGCGTGGATGGCAGACATCATGAACAGCATCATGCACCGCAGCGCCATCGTGGCGCATCACGCCCAAGCATCCCGCAGGATTGAGATGGTCCAAGGGGACTACGAGTTTGTGATCGCCAACTACGACGGCCTGAACCTGATCGCGCAAGAGGTCCGCAGTGACGGGCGCTTTGATCTGGTTATCGTGGACGAGGCGAACGCATACTCAAACAGCACCACCCGGCGTTGGAAGGCGCTCAACTCCGTCCTGAAGCCCGAGACGCTGTTGTGGATGATGACCGGCACCCCGGCGTCGCAGTCCCCTGTGGGTGCGTTCGGGTTGGCCAAGCTGGTGTCTCCTGACCGGGTGCCGCGCTTCGTGACGGCTTGGAAGGAGAAGGTCATGAACAAGATCACAAACTTCAAGTGGGTGCCCAAGCCCAATGCGCGCGATCTGGTGTTCGAGGCGCTGCAGCCCGCGATCCGATTTGCCAAGAAAGACTGCCTGGACCTGCCCCCTGTCATCACCGAGACCCGCCACGTGGCGATGTCTGCCCAGCAGTCCAAGTACTACAACCAGCTCAAGACCCAGATGCTGGTGCACACAGCGGGTGAGACCATTAGCGCCGTCAATGCGGGCGTGGCTGTCAGTAAGCTGCTTCAGATCTCGGCCGGCGCTGCCATCACGGACATGCAAGAGGTGATCGAGTTCGATGCCAAGCCCAGGCTGAGCGTGCTGCGCGAGATCCTAGAGGAGACCGATCGCAAGGTGCTGATCTTCGCGTTGTTCCGGGCCAGCATGGAGACCATCTACGCAGACCTGACCAAGCACGGCATCGTGGCCGAGCAGATTCACGGGGACGTGAGCGCCAGCAAGCGCGCCAAGATCATCGACGACTTTCAGAGTTCCGATCGCGTACGTGTGTTGGTACTGCAACCCCAGGCCACGGCGCACGGAATCACGCTGACGGCTGCGGACACGGTGGTGTTTTATGGGCCGGTGATGAGCGTGGAGCTTTACGTGCAGTGCATAGCCCGTGCAGACCGCAAGGGGCAGACGTCGACCAGTGTCCGCGTCATCCACATCGAGAGTAGCCCCGTGGAGCAGAAGATGTTCAAAGCGGTTGCCGCGAAAGTGAGCGACCACACACTTATGGTCGACTTGTTCCGCAACGAAATAATTTCATAAGGAGCCTACCCAGAGCGTAAAACTGGGGTTATCATTGTCAATCGTTATACTTTCAAACAGGAGAAAGCAATGTCAGAAGTCACCACACCGACGGTCCCGCTGGACCGGCTGGCCAAGGTCTACCGCAAGATGCGCGACGCCAAGGGGGCACTCACCGCCACCTACCAAGCCGATGTCGCCAAGATCGACGGACAGATGGATGCCGTCACCAACGCCATGAAAGAGTGCCTGAAGGCGTTGGGTGTAACGTCTGTACGCACCACCGAGGGCACTATCGTCATGGGCAAGTCCACCCGCTACAGCGTGCAGGATTTGGACGCCTTTCGCGCATTCGTTGTCGAGCACGGCGCCTTTGACCTCTTCGAGGGTAGGCTGGCGCAGAAGAACACCGAGCAGTTCTTGGAAGATAACCCACAGCTGGCGATCCCGTCCCTCGTGTCGGACGCCAAGTACACCATCAGCGTAAGAAAGCCAGGATCGTGAACACAACCCAACTAGGAAATACTATGCACAACATTGCATCCCCAGACATGAGTGACAAAGGTGTAGAAGCGCTGATTCAAGCCAAGGGTTTGACCGCGCCGCGCGTGACCCCTGCTGACTTTGAGGCAAACATCGTACACATGGAGGTCGTGAAATATATTTCGCAATCCGGGCAAGTTCTGCGATGGGCTGTGTTGACTACAGCTAACGGTTTTGCTGTGGCAGGAAAGCCTTCTTGCGCTGCTTCTGCTGCGAACGACGACGCGGAGATTGGTAAAAAACTTGCAATTGATAACGCAAAATCCGAACTTTGGCCTTTGATGGGCTACGCGCTCAAACAGGAACTGCATCTTGCAGAGAAAAAAGACCTCGCCTAAAGCACACACCTAACGCCCCTCAACCCAAGTTATCAATTCAGGAGCCCAATAATGGCCAACGAAGTTTCAATTTTCTCCGGCAAACTGCCAGCACACATCCTGGCTCGCGCAGGTCTTTCCGAAGTCGCCAAAGCCCTCGCGGGTAGCAGCAGCGGCGGTCGTCGCATCTCTATCAAGAATGGCGTCTGGCGTTTGCTCGATGGCGGCAAAGAGGTAGGTCAGATCGAAGAGCGCTATCTGGACGTGGCGATCGTCAAGGCCGCACCAAAGGTCGGGCGCGTGCTGTTTCTCGGGAAGTATGACCCCACTAGCACGACAGGCCCTGACTGCTGGAGCGGTGACGGTGAAACGCCAGATGCCTCGATCAAGTCTCCCCAAGCCAGCAGCTGCGCCAAGTGCGAGAAAAACGTCGCAGGCTCCGGCCTGGGTAACAGCCGCGCTTGTCGCTTCCAACAGCGCATCGCTGTGGCAACGCTGAGTGACTTGATGGAGTACGGTGAAGATGCGCCGGTCATGAGCTTTACTGTGCCGGCCACCAGCCTCTTCGGCAAGGCCGACGGGGACAAGCGCCCACTGCAAGAGTACGCTCGCTGGCTCGTTGCTCAGAAGTACAGCCCCGACATGGTAGTTACCCGCATGAAGTTCGACACGGGTGATTCCGTCGACGCAGTCAAGGTGGTGTTCAAGGCCATGCGCTGGCTCGATGACACCGAGATGTCCGTAGTCGAGACGCTGGCGGATTCCCCCACCGCCTTGGAAGCGGTCACGATGTCTTTCGCACCGAGCGCCAAGGTCGAGGATGAGGTTGCAGGCGCACCGCCCGTGCGCAAGGCCAAGGCCCCCGTGGTCGAGGAAGAAGACGAGGTACCCGCACCAAAGGTCAAGAAGCCTGTCGTGAAGGCCAAGGCCCAAGCCCAAGCCGTTGTGGTCGAGGAAGAAGACGAGGCACCCGCACCGTCTGTCAAAGCCAAAGCCAAAGCGCCTGTGGTCGAGGAAGAAGATGACGAGCCCGCACCGTCTGTCAAAGCCAAGGCCCCCGTGGTCGAGGAAGAGGATGATGCGCCTGCCAAGCGCACCACCAAGGCCAAGCCTGAAGCACTCCCAGCATCGGATCTGGCGTCTGTTGTGTCCGGTTGGGACGACTGATAACTAAACAGAGAGGGGGTCTTTTATGGCCCCCTTCGCAATATGCCATACCACCCAAAAGTAGTCACTGAGGTCAAGAAGCTACCGCTGACGCACATGGGCGCTGCCCTGGGTCGCTGGGCCATCTACTTTGATCTGCCTGTCACCAAGATCGCTGCCGCCACCGGGGCCACACGCCAAAGCGTGTACAACTGGATGAAGGGCGGCGAGATTTTTAAGGCGTTCAAGCCTCGTGTTCTTCGCATGATAAAGATCATGGAGCAGGCTCACGCGACCAACAAAACAACCGAAGACGTCTGGAGAACAATATGTCGAGAATTCAACTTGCAGGGCTGACCAATGAGGAGCTGGCACGGTACGTAGACACCATCGGCGTTGCGGCTGCAACTCCTGAAGATCTGCAACATGTGGCGCTTCGGTTTATTGCGATCATGGAGCGTCAAACCGAAAGCCGCGTTAGTATGCGAGCGTTGCGTAATGAAGTGACCCCGGTCTCTTTCGTCCACTTCTGACACAGGGACGCTCATGACACCGCTTGAGTTCCTGGCGGCGGTACTTCCGCCGCCAGATCACGGCCACTACTGCGTGGCCGAACTAAATTCACCGCGCAAACAACACCGCTTCGTGCTCAAAATCTCGGACACCAAGCCCCACATTCGTGAGTGGTTGACGGCAGGGCGCGATGTGTACTTCGCCCTGGCTACGTTCGAGGACCCATCAAAGGGCCGCAAGGCCCTCAACGCCCAGCACGTCAAGGCGATCTTTCTAGACATGGACGGTTACGACAGCAAGAAGGAAGCGGGCTTGGCTCTATTCGCGTTTCTGGCCAAGACGGGACTGGACTCCTTCGGCATGCCGCACATCATCGCCTCCGGCGGTGGGCTGCACGTTTACTGGCCACTGACTCAGGTAGCTGACATAGATCAGTGGAAACCCGTAGCAGAATCGTTCAAGCGCCTTTGCAAGCAAGAGGGGCTCAGCATAGACATGACAGTCACCGCCGACGCTGCGCGCGTGCTGCGGGTGCCGGGCACTATGAACTTCAAGAAGAAATACGGCGAGCCTCGCCCGGTCAAGATGCTCCAAGAGGGTAACGCTCAAGTGGACCTGCGGCGCTTCTCCGCCACCGTGCGCGGCCTGCTGCGTGATGAGTTCAAGGCGGCGTCCGACAGCTTTCCCCAAGCAGGCATGTCACTCCCCGGCCGGCCTCCCACGAAGGCGCGCACCGCCGTGGCCGAGGCGCTCATGGGCAACAGCACCACACGCTTTGAGACCCTCTGGCTGAAGTCCGAGAAGGGGGGTGGGTGTGGCCAGCTCGACTACTACCGCAACAACGCCGAGGATGAGGGCATGGAGCCCCTGTGGCGCGGTCTGCTGTCGCTGGCCAAAGTCTGCGAAGACGCAGATGAGTACGCCCTGAAGCTGTCCGCACTGCACCCATACCCTGTGGAGCGCATGCACGAGAAGCTCAACAGCATCAAGGGACCCTACCCCTGCGTCAAGCTCGACAGCGAGAACCCAGGCATCTGCACGGGCTGCGCCCACTGGGGCAAGATCACGAACCCGCTGGCGCTCGGGCGTGAGGTGGCTGTCGACAACGCACGTCGTGAAATTACGATCCCTACCAAGATCCTGGCGCCGGCCGAGCCCGTGGACGCAGATGACGAGTACGACACCAACCTGCTGGTAACGCGCAGCTTCACGCGCCCACTGCCTCCGCAAGGCTTTGACTACGGTGCTCGGGGCGGCATCTACCGCTCGGTGGAACTCACGGACGCCTCTGGCCAGAAGTCCAAGGTGCAGGTTGTCGTGCTGCCTTATGACCTGTACGTTGTCGACCTGCTGCGTATGGACACCCAAGAGGTGTACGCCAACCTGATGGCCATCAAGCCGTGCGGCCCAGAGGACGCAGAGGGCAACCGCGAGAAGGAGTACATCCAGATACTGCTGCCGCAGAAGACGGTCGTATCCCAGGATGAGCTGCTCAAGGTGCTTGCGAGTCATGGCGTGGCTGCTGCCAACGGCAAGTACAACGATCAATACCTCTACGCCTATGTGCGCGGGTCCGTCGAGCAGGCCGGCATGCAGCAAAAGCCCGTGGACATCCCTACGCAGTACGGCTGGCAAAAGGACCGCAGCTTCGTCTACAACAGCCGGATCTTCAAGCCAGACGGCACAGTGGTGACTGTGCCTATGCCAGGCTTGGAGAACTTGAACCGCGCCACAGCGGGCAAAGGCACCGTCGAGGAGTGGCGCGAGTTCTGGGAGCTGATGATTCGGCGCAAGATGCACACGATGCTGGCGCTCTGTCTGGACAGTTTCGGCTCCACGCTGATGCAGTTCAGCGAGTACGAGGGTTTCGTCTGGCACATCGGATCGACCGAGTCGGGCACTGGCAAGTCCCTCACGCTCAATGCCAAGGCGGCAGTCTGGGGCCACCCCGTACGATACCGCACCGGCAAGGGCACATCCCACGTGGCTATGCAGCAGCGCGCGGGCCTACTCAACAGCATGCCGCTGTTGATCGACGAGGTGACGGACAAGGCGCGCAACGACGCGTCATGGGTGCCCGAGTTCATCTTCAACATCTCCGAAGGCCAAGGCAAGGAGCGCATGGAGTCCGGCGCCAACAAGGAGCGCGTCAACAACAGCACCTGGGCGCTGACTTGCACGATGACATCTAACACCCACATGCACGACGTGTTGATGGGGGCACGCAAACACGCCTCCAACGGCGAGGTTATGCGGATGCTGGAGTGGACGCCCACCAAGCAGATCAACTGGGCACCAGAAGATCGAGATGCCTTGCAGAGTATGCGGCGCAACTATGGCGTGGCGGGAGAAGCCTGGGTGCGCTACGTCGTGAAGAACCACCGCGAAGTGCAGCGTGTGTGGGACAGGGCCTACCTGATTGTGAAGGAGCGCATCGGTTTCGTGGATGAGGAGCGTTACTGGCACGCTGCGTGCACCTCTGTGGTGACTGCGGCCATTCTGTGTGGCTCCAAGCACGCCAACCTGATCGACACCCCGATTGAGGCGGTCATGGACGCGCTGGGCACGCTAGTGAAGAACGCCCGCGAAGCTCAGAAGAAGAATGTGCGCACGGCCGAAGACATCCTGTCGAGCTACATCGGGGACAACAACGGGCGCTTCGTCACCGTGCGCAAGGACGAGCTGGGGGGCGTGAAGACCGAACTTGGCTTGGACCTGTCTACCAAGACCAGCACGCGTACCGCAGTCATGGGGCGTGTGGAGATAGATGCGCGCAACTCAGTCAAGGAGATCTGGATCGAGGAGAAGCTGCTGCGCCAGCACTGCGCTGCCATGAGCTACGGTTACACGGACTTCAAGCGCCATATGGACAAGCTGGTGGCGGGGCGTCGCGCGGCAGGCAAGCTATACGGCATCCGGTTCGATCAACGCAAGAACATGACGGCCGGCACCGATGCGCCCGAGATGCGGGTGAGCACCCTGCACTACACGACCCCTGTGGGAGAATTCGATGAAGCTGAGCTGGCCTTGGGGGGGCCTTGAGGTTGGCCAGGGGTTCTTCGTACCCTGCATCAACGTGGGGCGTGTCCGAGAACTAGGGTTAAGAGCCGCTGTCCCTCTGCGAATTAAAGCAGAGGGACAGCCTGCCATTGTGAGAGGGCAGTACGGCGTCTGGTTCAGTCGCTTGCCTGACGCACGGTCTAGAAGAGCGCCTACCCCCCGCTGCCCGTGATAGAGAAGAGGTTCGCTTTCTCGCGCATCTCTGGCAGACGCATATTCTTCAGCAGGTCTGCCTTGAGCTTTTTCAGCTCGTCAATGGCCGCACCCTTCTCAGCGGCACTTATCGCTGTGGCCGGCAGTGCGTTCAGTCCCCGTATCTCTTTGTTGATGGCGGCAAGATCGGTGTTGATGCTCTCTACTGTGCCTGACAGCTCCAGGCGAGCCAAGACGTTCGGCTGCGCAAGGTAGCTTTCGCGTTGCTGTGGGCGCCTGCTCTCTATGTTGTCGAGCGAACGCTTGGCGCGCAGCGTGGCGTCGCGCAGCTCGTAGAAGTCCGCCTCCAAACCCGACTCATTTTCTCTGGTCACTAAGGAGCCCAGCCCGGGGAAGGTCGATATGGCGTCTCGGAAGTTTAGGTCTGCACGCTCGACATCTCCGATCTGACCAAATATTTTGTTGGTTCCATACAACAGCAGCCCGCCTGTCGTACCCAGGTAACCTCGAATCAGGTGGTCCATCGCGATGGGGGATACCGAATTGCGCCCAAACATTGGCGCCAGGGCTTTGGACAGCTCCGAGGTACTGTCGCTGAACTGCAATGATGCGTCGACCTGCTGCACGTAGGGGCTGATCAAGGCGCGCTTGGTGAAGAAGCTGTAGTTGGCCATCACCTCCGCTGCGGGCTTGAGCAACTGAGGGACTGCTGTCGGGCTAAACATGCTGTTGACCACGGAGTCACGCACAGCGGTCTTGAACTTGGCACTGTCGGTCATCCCGTTGTCAGCCAAGGAGTTCCACAGATACTCGCCCGTGATCTTTGGCAGCAGGAACAAGTCGTTGCGCAGCGGGATACTCACCCCCAGCCCAGGCACCAGCAAGACACGGTCGCGCTTGTAGGCTGGCACCTCTTCGTAGCCATCGTCGCCACTCACCATCATGGCGTAGATGGCTGACAGCGCCGTTACGACTGCCGTGGTTGCGGCCAAGGTACCCAGAGCTGCCTTGCGTTCGGCTGGCGCGACGCCAGTGCCCGTGATCGTCTTGTACATGACGTTCGTTGCTGCCAAGTACGCAGTCATGAACGGTATCACCTGAGACAACACGCCGATCGCACCGTTGGTGCCCCGGTAGCGGAAGTTGATGATCTCGGTGGCTTTTCGCATGGCCTGTGCGCGGGGCACACCCTGCGCCATCGCTGCCTCGTACACCGCTTGGCGCACCGCATTGTCAGACGCCATCGAGATCTGGTGCAGCTTGCTGAGCCCTTTGCGCACATAGCTGGGCTGGGACCCCAGTCCGGCTCGGATGTTGCTGTCGTTGCGCCGCACGGCCGCTGAGATGTCTTTCTGGCCTGTGATCGAGAACTTGCGCAGCTCCTCGTAGGTCTTGCTGGTACCCGTCACGCTCACCTTGGCAAACTCCCGCATTGCGCGCATGGGGATGCTGAGTGCAAACTTGGGCTGGAGCCCCGAGGTAAACATGGCTGCGAAGGCGTCTTGGGGCACCTGCACCAACGAGAACAATGGGTTCAGCACGATGTTCGCGCGCAGCAAGTTAGCTATTTTTGTGAACGGGTTCAGGAGCGGGATGGCAATACTCTCGATGCCGCTGAACGCCTCCATCATGCCGGGCACTTGGACGTCGTAGAACTCTTCCTTGCCGTCTCGGTACACGCGAGCAGAATTCACACCACGCTGGGGCTTGCCTTGGATGCGTTCGGCCAGACCCATCTCAACCGAGGCGTCCATCATATCGAGCGCTTTGCGGTTTCTGACCGCGCGCTCCGTTGCATAATGGGACCAGCGAACGATGTTGTCGATCAGGTTTGCAACGGGTTTTTCGGAGCCTGTCATCCCCTTTTCGCGTTGCACACGCAGGCCGCTGATGAAAGTCTTTGGTCCCGCAGAGGACTCCAGCTGCTCATCGCGGTAGAACGGCACGTAGGCGGCGTTATCAAAAAGCGCCTCAGCCTCCGCCTGAGATGTCATACCGCCCTCGACCATGATGTCCAGCATGTTGCCGCGAAAGCCGTCCCAGATCCTGCTGGCTTCCAGCAGTTCAGGCATCAAGCGGTACAGTTCAAGCCCCTCGCGCTCCTGATCCAAGGTCCGTTGAAGCCTCTTTATGGTATCTCGCATCCGCTTGGCGCCCACAGCGTCGCCACGAGCCTCAAACGCCTGTGCGGCCAGCTCGGCTCGGCTGTTGTTTGCACGCAGTTCTTGGACCCGGCCGGCCTCGCTGCTGGCGTGCCACATGCGCTCAGCTTCTGCTATCGAGACCGCATACTTGGTCGACACCTTCTGTATCGCCTCTTGGAAGTTGGGCAAGTTGAACTGCGAACGCACGGTCTTCCACCCGTAGGTGGTTGGGTCGTACCGCAAAGAGCCCTCGGTCATAGCCAAGTCAGCGGTATGCCCTGCGTGCACCGCGATGGCTGTTGACACTCGCAGCTGCATGTCTGTTTGCTGCGGGGCGGTCATGTTGGCCTCTACGGTTGCGCGTGCGATGTTGGCCGTGAGGATGGTGTTGTTGGACCATATGGACTGACCAAATCGCTCCGCAATGTTGGCCGTGGCCTCTCGCACCGATCGCAGCGCTTGACGTGGGTTCTCTGCGGCACTTGTGAGCGCGTCGCGCGTCACGTCGATGATGCCGGGTGCAGGTTCTGCCAGGGGCACCAGTCGGTTAACAATGTCTCGGGCTTGTTGGACGTCCGGGTTTGCGGATGGCCCCGCTGTACTGAAGCGTGTGTCGATCGAGGCCGCAGGGGTGCTCAAAGGGTTTTTGTTGCCTGCCGCACGTAGCGCGGTGTCTATGAATGCCTCCAGCGGCCCCATGCCCATAGTGCGAATGTTGGTAGCAAGGTCGGTCATTCCCATGCGCTGCGCGATGCCGGCCATCCAATTTCCCAGCTGGCGCAGCAGAGTGGGGGACTTTCGCGTCTCGGCCGTGCCGGCCAGGACTTCATCTACGGCAACTGCGCGGCGCATGGGTACGGACATGCCGGCCACATCTGCTTTGTTTTGTGCATTGTTCAGCCACGCGTCGGCGAGGTCTTTTACCGGCTTGCTTTGGTTGTACAGCGAGGTCATCACCCGCATGTAATCGGCGCCTGGGAAAAGCGTGCGCAGCCCCTTGTGGAACAGCTCATGAAAGACGGTCTTTCGGCCTTCGATCCCGGTGCTTACGCCGTCCGCAAATACGAAGGCTTGCCCGTCTACGAACGCCCCTGCCCGAGACCCTGGCTGCTGTGAGGGGTCTACTTCCGTCACCGAGTCCCGCACTGAGATGGTGTTGGCTGGAAGCCCCAAGGAGCGTGTCACCTGCGCAATGGTCTGGCGCAACGATTCGGGTGTGACAGGTGTGGTGGGCGCTGCTGTGGCTTGCGGTGTTCGGAACCTACGCCCCTCACTTCGAGCGGCGCCTACCTTTTCCCTAAAGTCCGCTACCTTTTCACCTTCAGCTATGTACGCGCGCACCTGCGCCTGCTCCGCTGGCGTGCCCTCTTTTTCGGCAGCAACGAGCGCTTCTACTGCGCCCATTAAGTCTGCGTCCGTCACGGCATTTTCTGTCCGCTCAATGAGCGCCTGCACGCGGGGCGTTGCATCCGTTGCATCCGTTGCATCCGTTGCATCCGTTGCATCCGTTGCATCCGTTGCATCCGCAGGCACTACTGTCTCGACCTCGGTGTTTGATTCAGCGGTGCCCGCCGTCAAGAGGGGCTCAGTAGGTGTCGGCGCAGCATCAACGGGCGCAGCATCAACGGGCGCAGCATCAACGGGCGCAGCATCAACGGGCGCAGCATCAACGGGCGCAGCATCCGCAACAGGCGCAGTTTCCGCAACAGGCGCAGCATCAACCGGCTCAGCGGCAGCATCCGCAACAGGCGCCACTTCAGGAATCAGGGCGTCGTATATGACTGCCTTATTTGTCGACTTCCCAACGAGTGCCTTGCGTGTTTCAGGCGTCTGCGTTCCCGCTTCTCGAAGCGCCAGCACTTCGGTGATAAACGTCTGCCCCGAGGTGCCCTGTCCGTACTTAACAACACCTTCCCCGACGTCTTCGACGTTTATCTCGGGGGGTGCGATCTTCTCGGGTTTGGTGCGCAACACGGGCTCGGGTATGACAGGCGAGGTATCAACGCCTTCAGGTGTTCGACGCAGGGGTAAGCGCTCTTGACCAGCGGCCTCGAGTTCTTGCGTTGTGGCCGCAACGGGCTGCGCATCTGCTGCGGGCTGCGGGGCAATACCGGGCCTTCCAAGCCCACCGATCTCAACCTGCTGAGGGTCTGTGGCAGAAAACGCACTTCGCGCGGCCATGCCCGCCTCGCGTCTGGCCTGTATGGTGGCTTCACGCTGCGCGTTGACCGACTGCACGTTCATCTCGCTCATCTGCGCTCGAATTAGGCGCATCTGCTCCGTGATGTCAGGGGTGCGTCGCTGCGTCTTAAGCGCTTCGAGTTGCTGCGTCAGGTCTCCATAGGAGCGTCCGCGTATGGCCTCGGGGCCTACCTCGGCATCAGCACGCTCTGTGCGGCCGGCTGCACGCGCATCTTCACGTGCACGCTGGTCTGCTTCTTCTTGGGCGGTCTCTGCATCGCTTGCAGTCGGTGGGGTGCCCTGTGGTGTACCCGTCGGCCCCAGTGCAGCTGCCACAACACCTGAACCCAAGGCACCGGTAAGACCTTCTTGTGTAGCACCGCCGGCCACACCGCGCAGCGTAGGGACGTCGAAGCCCTCGCGCTGCAAAGCTATGTTCTGCGCCAATCGCTCTTGGCCACCTTGTGCCGCCTCGCCGAGCGCCTCGGGCACTACGGTACCCAGCACACGCGGGATAACGCCTGCAGTACGCACAGCACCGGGGACAAGCAGCCGCTCAAGACCTGTAGAAGCTGCAACCCGGCCGAATATCCCACCCAATGCTATCTGGTCTAGGTTGGCTCCGAAGAACTCCTGTGCCTTCTGCGCCTTGGCCTTTGCAGCGGCGTCGTCGGTGCCCGCTTTCAGCTCTTCTCGATACACGCCGTCGTAGATCGCGCCCTTGACAGCGCCCATACCTTGTGCGGTGCCGATGTACTTGGGGGCCACCCTGGTTATGGCCTTGGCAATAGCCAAACTTCTTCCAGCTAAGCCCAGTGCTGCCGCTCCAGGGCCTGCTATCAGGGCGGGTACATATGGTGCGAATGAGCCGATGGCTTGGGCAGCAGACTGCAGCGGTGCCTCCGCAACACTTTTTGCAGCTGCCTTAATCTCTTCCATCATGCTGCCGGATGCCTCAGCGGCCTTCATGCGCTCGGCCTGCATCTTCAGCTCTTCCTGACGCGCAGGACTGAACTCCGTCTGGGCCGCATCCACACGCGCTTGGAGTGCACGAGACGCCGCGTTGTCCGCGCCGAACACATTGGTCAGCGCCTTGGTAGACCCCAATGCGCCCTGTTTGAGCGAAGTGCCAATGTCTCCGAGGAACGTCTTGTTTGCGTTGGGGTTCGGCGCAGCTGCTACCAGACGTTTGACCGTGGCTTGTATGACCGAAGACGGCGTGCCGTCAGGAAACTCAAGGACGCGTCCGTCCGACAGCACAGCTTCGATTGTCATGGGGGCCTTATTGGATCGGGTTGCCCTGCGCGTCAAAGCGCAAGCGAGTCACGTTTGAGTCTACAGCAGGCGCTTGACCCGCCCCAGACCTAAGCAACGAACGTATCTCATCAAGCTCCACAATCAAAGCCGCCTTTCGCTGCTTATCTTCTTCTCGGAAGGGGCTCTTAAGAGCACCATTCAGGTCTCTCTGTATAGACGTCTGACGTCCGAGAAGTACGCGGGTCTCCTCTTTGCTTAGGGTAAGCGCTGATCGAGCGCCGCCATCACCGGGAGGCCTGTATATCTCCGCCGTCCGCTCGGTGCTGGCCTGCTGCAGCGCAGCAGCCACTGCAGCAGCATCCCGCTCAAACGCCGCTTTGGCAGCACTGTCGGCTTGCTTTTGCGTGGCTCCGAAGATGTCAACGTTTATCTTAGCAAGCGCCTGCTTGCCTGCCAGCTCCGTGGTGCGGATCTCACGGCCCAACAAGCGTTTCTCTTTGCCGTCGGCCATACCCTCGGCACGCCGAAGTTCGTCAATGCGGTCTCGGGCGTCATCAAGGCGCTGCTTCTCGGTCTCGTACTTGTCCAGCCGCGCCTGAAAGCCCTTGACGCCTGCTTTGGCGCCCTCGGCGATGTTGGTCAGTGCGTTAGGAGACTGTCCGCCCATGATGGCCAGCCCGGCTTCTACCAGCGCCATGTTGAAGCTCTTTTTGTCACCCGCCTCGGCCCGATCTTCTTGAGTCTTCAAACGCTTCTCGCGTTCAGCCCCCAGCACGGAGCGCTGCGCGACCTCTGCCTCGAAGTCAGCCCTGTCTTGTTCGGAGCCCTTGGCACCCAGCGCGTTGATTTCTTGCTGATCTGCACGCATCCGGCCTTCTGCTACGTCTGCTCCAGACAGCGCTCGCATTTGAGCCATAAGTTCGGCAGCAGTTTGAGGTGCCTGTGCTGCACCCGGTGCGACACGCGCCGCAGCTGCAATGCCTTGTCCGCCTGACGCCGCCGGCGCAGCGGGCGCTCTCGTGGGGGGTACTGCGGCTGCAATACCTTGGCCAGCTCCAGGTGCTTGATTGGGGCGACTTTGAGATGCCGGCGCGGCAAGGGTTGTTGGCGTGCGTCGACCTTCGTTGCCGTAGTTGGCCTGTGCTTCTCTATCTGCCAGGGCCGCCGCAGCCGCCGCATCCTGCGCTTGCATGTTTGCCAACCCCTCGGCCTCGCGTTCGGGAGAACCGAAGAGGTAGTTACCGAAGCTGGTCTTTTGCCGCTCAGACATTCGCTCGTCACGAAATGCTCTAGAAGCGTCCTCTCGGGCTTTTTTCTCTGCGTCGCTGATTCGGGTGCGCTCCTTGAACGCGTCAAACCGCGCGGGGAGTTGCGACAGATCTTGCATGAACTGCGAGGAAGTGCCGCCTTCTGCAAAACCCACAATGCCACCATCGGCAAAGTCCATGTCAGGTGCGCCTGCGGCAATGCCGCCCATCATCGGGTCTGCCTGCGGCGCCATCTCGGCCGACACCTCGTCCATCACGGTGCCCTGTGGGGCTTGGGTGGGCGCACCCATCTGGCGCATTCGTGCGCGAGCGTCCGTCTCGGACTTGGCCAAGGCCATCGAGAACAAGTCTTCCTTGTTCTGCTGCGCGAACTGCGACAGCTGCTGATCCGACAAGGTGCGCAATCGGTCTGGCAAAGCCAAGGGCTCCGTGATGCCACCTGCGGCAAAACCACCCGCGTAGCGAGCGCCTTCAATCTCACCGCCTTCGGCGTAGCCCCGAGCGCTTACTATGCCACCTTCGGCTTTGAATGCGCCGAGCCCTGCTGCGGTAACGCCTGCCCCAGTTATCTGAGACAGCGCTGATGGGCCTGGGGCCATGGTGCGTGTGGTCGACCCCGTGCCGCGCAGCAAGTCTGACATAAAGCCAATCTGCTGGAATGGCCGATCTCGTTCGGCTTGGAAGTCCCCAAACTGCTGATCAAGAATGCGTTGGACGTTCTGCTGCTGCTGATTACCAAAGTTCTGCTGCTGCTGGGTTATGTCCATCTGCTGGCCAAACTCCTGCTGGCCCAACTGGCCCAGCGTATTGGCACCTTGCAACGCTGCCTGAGCACCTTGTATCTCTGACGACCGTCCAAACTGACGTGACTGCTCAAATGCCCGCTGTGCGTCCATGCCCGTCTGCTGGTTAGCCAGCTGCGCCTGCATGCCCGTCTGAGTGCCTAGCTGCTGTGTGCTGAGCTGAGCGGCTAGGTTTTGTTGCCCTGTTGTTAAATCTGCTTGCTGGTTAGCCAGTGCCGCGCGAAGCGCCGACTCTTGGTTCATGCCCTGCGCCTGCAAATTGTTTGCAGCGTTCTGGACGTTTGCTTGCTGCTGATTGCTCAGGTTAGCCAGTGCCGTCTGCAGTCCTGTTTGCACCCCCAACTGCTGTGTGCTCAAGTTGGAAGACAAGTTTTGCTGCCCCGTCGTGAGTCCAGTCTGTTGATTCGACTGGGCAGCTTGCAGCCCGATACCCTGCTCAGCGTTAAATTGATTCTGCGCCTGCTGGAAGGCGGCTTGGCTACCTGTGGCCTGGATGTCTCCAAGTTGTTGTGACAGGTTACGCTGCGCCTCGGCGTCCATGATCGCTTGACGAGAACCTCCGAAGCCTCCTGCTCGAACAGCATCTGCGCCGCGTTGGGTGCCCGCAATGTCAGCGTTTCGCTGCGCCTCGCGCGTCTGTATGTTCACCACGTTCTGCATGTACGGGTTCATGAACTGCTGCGCAGCCCCCGGCTGCGTAAACGAGGTTGTCCCAACGCGCTCTACAGGACCCATCTGAAACTGCTGAATGTTTGGGTTGTATCCGGTTTGTGCCGCTGCAATGTTTTGCGCGTTGACGCGCTCTGCGCTGACCTGCTGTGCCGGCCCCATCTGAAAGTTGGAGAGCTGCGGTGCCTGCACACCCATGGGCGTAAATGTGCCGGGTTGGTATTGACCCGCGCCCATCGCTTGCTGAGACGCGGCAGCGGCAAGGCCCGACGCCTGCCCGACCTGAGGTGCTACTTGCTGCCCGGCAGCACTATCAAATGCTTGTTGCTGCAAGGGTGTGAACTGAGCGTTTCTTTCGCCGCCATATGGCACAAAGGGCGCATTTGACAGAGCGTCTGCCCGGCCCAGCATGTCCTTGAAAGCACCCTCGGCGTAGGCCGGTACGTTTGAGGTGTTCGACGTAGCCGTCGTGTTGCCCCCACCCCCACCACCATAGACAACACGGCCTCCGACTTCCCGGCGGGTTGCTGACTCCCCAAACGGCTCGCCTGCTGCATACAACTCGCGGCGTGAATAGTTCATAGATCAACTCCAACAATTCGATATTTTTCAGTGGCGCCGTACTGACTCCACAAACGTGCCACAGCGGCGCTTGCTGCACCCTCTAGAACCGTAGCGCCGAACGACAACAGAACACCCTTGAGCTGTGCGAAGGTGTCTTTGGTGCTGATGCCACTCCCCCCAATGGACACTACAAACGCCACGCGCTGGCGAGGACGGTTGAAAATCTGCACCACAACAGCACCGTGAATCTGTGCGGCGTCCACCATCACGAGGAGCACCATCTGCCCTGCGGCAACCAATGTCCGAAGTTCAGCGGCTGTGTATTCGTCCGAGACGCCCGCAATACCCTGCTCAACAAAACGCTCGACACGCGGCCATGTAGCCTGCACCCATTCAAGCGGGACGTGCTGCACAATCACGACATAGCCCGCTTCAAGCTAACGGGCTTCATTTGCTTGGTGCTCCCCGTGGCCTGCGCGCGCACACGGTCCATCATGGCGTAGAGCTTCTGAGCGCCCCCCATGCGTTTGACTGCTTCGGGTGGGAGGTACATCTCGCCATGCGCGACCCGGGCGGGCTGTTTGCCGTCGATGCTGGTTTTCACGGTGTCCGCCTGCCCGCCATCACGACCTTTGATAGCCACTGCCTCGGGAACAAGAGTTCTAATTCCTCGGTATCCGGCATCGGTGTTGCCTTCTCCTACCATGGCCACCACGTCGGCAGGGACCACAAAGCCGCCTGACGCCATGCCGCCTTTGGCCAGTGGCAGCAACCCACCCTGCGCTGCCTGATAGTAGTAGTCCGGCTGGCTAAAATTCTGCGATCTTGATGCAGTCACAGCAGCAGCAGCAGCAGCAGGGTCGACATACCCCGGGTTCCGTATTACGCTGTTTGTCGCGGTGTCGTACATATACTGCTTGCTTGGATCGGCAGGGGTTGCGGGGGCGGTGGGTTGCTGCACCCCTTGTGCGATGCCCTGCTGCATAGCAGGCATGTTAGATGCCGAGGTCTGCCCCATCAAGTACCGCAACGCGTCAGCGCTAGCCCCGGACATACCTGCAGCAGCATCCGTCTCTCCACCTTCGGCCATGCGCCGGGTGAATGTGGGGTTGAAGTACTGACGCTGGCGGGTGCTGTTGTCGCCGTCGCTGCCGTAGTAATTGCCCGTTGGGTTTGCTTCGTAGTCATACCCCGGAATTTCACCCTGCTCTTCTTCAGGCTGCTGCTCGGGCTGCATCATGAGTGCGGGCGCTGCGGCCATACCTGCTGCTTGAAGCGCGGCTTTGTTTCCGCCCATGGCGCTGATGTAGCTAGATGGGTTCGCAGCGGCGGCTCCAAGCCCGGCCTGCGCAGTCCCCATGGCGGCGGCAGAGGGTGCGACTCCTGCGGATTGAGAGAGCATGTTTAAGCCCTGC